CGCAGCCATTTTTACTAGGTGGTCATCATTCTTAACAGAGACATCTAAATATTCAGCTATCAAAGGAACTATTATGGTTGCATCACCTAGATTCTTTATCATAGGTTGCAGGTCCCTTATCAAACCATTAATTTGATTTTCTTTCTTTTTAGAATTTGTGTATATATCAGATAGTAAATCTGAAAAGGTTTTACCCTTAAAAATCTCATGATCGTTATTCATATAAAACTCTCCTATGTATAAATATATATACTACAAAAAAAATGCCCCGACTAAAAGCCAGGGCACTTAAAAAAAACTAATTATATAAACCAATTATTTTTTGCCGGTGAAAAATGATACTAGTAAAACTAATACCACGATACCTACAAATCCACCTTCGCCAATGCGAGAGATTAAATTTGAAAGGTTAGCTACAACATCGATACCGAATACTGCACCACCAGTCAATACATACCATAGGATTGATACAGGGATCATAGCCATAAAAATAGCCATTAGTCCACTGAAAAAACCTGTTACATACTTAATTACTGATTCCATCTGATTTTCCTCAAATACAATTTAATTTTAGGGCAATATTACCCAATAGGAAGCTCGCTTAAAAATTAGAATCTAAACCCGAAGCCTATTCCTAGGTTCGTGGTTTGATCTCCTGTGTTATAAACGATTTTTGGGTCTACATATACATTGCTGCGTAATGTAAACATTTTTCCGAATCCAAGGCGCATGTCCTCGGTATCCAAATTTAAGTTAGATTCTAGATATGCAAAATAACCTTTTACAAAGTATCTTGCATTCACATCTACATTTAGAGTTTCACCGGTTACTTGATCTAATGATGCTCCGATTACTAAATTGTCAGTAACGCTGTATCCGATAGTTGGGCTAACTGACCATTCAGTCCAAGCAACGTTAGAAACGTCGCCAGTACCAATGTACCAATCGCCTTTTGTCTGTGCTTGTGATGCCATCATAGACATACAAGCTAATGTAATTGTTAAAATTAACTTTCTCATAAAATTTCTCCTCTTGTTTAATTATGCCAATATTGGCTTTTACTAAGGAGCTTCCTAATTCGAAATCTACTGAATCTTTCCATCTTCGAAAAGAATGAAAAGTTTTCTATATTCAGATTTGATCTCATTTACAACCTTCGTGATATACTGAGTCTTCGTCCCAGTCATTTCCCGAATCATAATATAAAGTGCTTTTTTATTATAATTCTCGATGTTCTCACGATTTTTAAAAAGTTCTAAAACTGCATAAGCAATTCTTTGATCTCTTTCACTTCTATATACTTCTTTAATTTTACCATCATAATAATCTATAAATCTATCCATGAAAGAATTGACCATTTGGAGATTACCAGATCTAACAATTTCATTCATAACATTTCTTTGATTATCAATAGCTAAGGTATCTGTCTTAGATATTAATCTTTTATAACTTTTATTATTATTTTGTATTAAATAATTTTTAGCAACTATTGAAAAATAAGAAAAAGCTCTTCCCTTATCCTGGGTATATTTATTCAATTTTTCTAATAGAAATGTTATTACTTCATACTTAACATCTTCTGGAGTACCATCCATATAATAGAACTTAAACCTATGGATCAAATTCTCAGCCATTTTATATAACGGATAATGGATATGTTCTTTATATATTCTATTTTTTAATGTTTCATTTTGTTCTGTATTATAAGCTATAATAGCCTCTTCAGTTACTGGTGTAAAATACATCTTGTTCTTTCTAGGACGACCTCGCTTACCAGGTTTATTATATTGTTCCTCGAACTCCCTTTGGATACGAGGTAATCTTTCATAAAAATCATCTACAGGATTAATCATTATTAATTCCATATTTAACCTCTAACTGATCAATAACTTCTTTGAGATTTTTAAAAGTGGTACCGACTTCATCGTCAGCTTCAAATCCACCCTTAGCATCTATAACCTTCATTTCAGAAAATGTTGTATTCAAATCTTGATATATCTGACTGATATCTGCATTTGTCTTTTCTGTCTGTTCTGTCAAATTTTCTACCTTTCTCAAAAGATTGAATATAATATATAACGGTAATAAGTATCCCAAAGCTAAATAAATCATATTAAGAATCTCCAAATAGATCTTTGAATAATTCAGTAGCTTTTGTATTGGCTTGAGAGACTGACTTCTTTTTTCCGAGGATAGTCTTGGGCTTTATGGTTGATCTACTACTTTTAGCTGTATCATGTTCTATCCTAGAAGCCATATGGTCAGCATGATGTAAAAGAATTGGTAAATGATTTCTCAACTCTTTCTGAGGATTATACGTCTTGAAGTATGCCTCACTTGCTACATCATATAAACCATCAGAGCATCTTATAGCAATAGCTTCATTAGCGGTATACTTAACACCAAAATCTTGGAGTAAATATAATGCACGATCTGGCACGCTCATATGCTGTAAGTTCTCACAGAAGTCATAAATCTTACCTTGATTCTTTCTATGCCATTCACTAGGATTTGGAACGTAATATGGATGCTCGCGATCACCAACCTTTCCTAAGTCATGATGTAAGGCAGCAAAGATTAATTCCTCTTGAGTATAGGCTTCTTCTGAAGCTCCCATATCATTCCATGCAGCATCCAGTTTCTGGGCACATTCGACTACGCGTATGACATGGTCAACATAACCACCTTCAAAGCAATTATGATAATGTTCAAGACCTGATGCTGGAGCTATTAACATTCTATCTTGAAAGAAGTTATACATTTTTAATAGGTTCGTTTTGCGGTCCCCAGTGAAACTGGTTTCTACTATACCTAATAATTTTTGCCAGTTGTCTGTAATTTGATCATCTGTTAATTTCATACTATCCTATTGAATCTATAAGACCTAACTCTAAAGCCGTCTCTGAATTTATATATAAATCATTTCTCAACGAAGCCTTCCACCAAGCTTCATCTTTCGTTGTTTTAGCAGCAAGGATACTATATAATTCAACATCCAAATTATCATGATGTTCTATATTAATCCGGATTTCCCTTGCGGTACCCGAAGCTCCACCTGAACTATTATGAAGCATCATGCTAGTTCTCTTTGAGGCCATGCGTTCACCTGTGCCACATGCTAATATTATTGCTGCTGCTGACATACAACGACCTCTTGCTATAGTATTTACCTTAACATCTAAGTTTTCAATAAAGTCCACAATACCTAAAGTAGAATAAACATCACCACCAAAAGAATCTATAATAATATTAATAGGATCTTTGGATTTTTCTTTAGATCTATTCTTCATGACTGTTCTTGTTTTAGCCATGAAATCCAATAGTGAAAATTCATCTACTGTACCTATGAAGTAGATTAGAGAATCTTCAATAGATATTCCAGATTCCATTTCCTGCATATCCGGTCCAGGCTCTTGTCCACCAAGAACGAAATTCACTGCAGGTTCTTCTTTATCAACCAGGACTTCTTGTTCTGGTTCGTCATATAAATTACTATCTTTTTTCATATCAACCGAGGATTAGTTTTAATTGTGAAGGATTGCCAGACTCTTCGATGTAATTAAATTCTTTTTTTATTGAGGCATTATCATAGCCCAAAGCTTGAGCCATTCTTATACAATTTAATTTAAAATCTTTTAATGATAAATCTGGAGACACTTCAAATTTAATTTTTTGAGGTTCCAAAGATTTATCAGATCTTTCATAAATAATTTTGTCCATATATCATATCCTTTAGATCTATTTTGTAGTCTACAATATAAGAAAAATATTTTGAATAAAAAAATTATTCAGCCATAAAGTCACTTACCGAGAAGTTTTTTGGAAATTTACCTTGAGCAATTTTTTGAAGTTTTTTTAATTGCGATTCAATAGGTTTCATATCTTTTTTAAAACGTGTTTTTTTAAGTTGTTTCTTCAACTTTGATATTCTCTGAATGGACTCTTGGATAACTTTTTGTTTATCTCTTTTGCGAATCCGTTTCTTAGGTTCTATTTCTGAAGGGGCTAATGTACCCTTCAATTTAGGCTGTTCGACGCCTCGATGATAAACTGTACCATCTTTATCTACAAAGACTGCCTTCCAATGCCAACCAGCAGGTCTACCTGTAACTATTTTTTGTTGACCTATAGATGGTGGTTCAACCATTGTATTTACACAGTGAGAGCAAACAACATTTGATGTTAAATTGGAAACTACTTCTTCCTGTCCACATAATTTACAATCCATATATCTATATGTAATCTCAGGATCTTGATTCCATTTAGAACCTCTGCGATATGTAA